CTATAGCCAAAGATGAATTTAATTAACACTTTTAGTAATTTATAGTACAATACGGCAACTAATTACATACGGAGCAAGGTATGGAGTTGCAATTAGTAACCAAAATCAATGAAGTTTACAAGCGAGAGTGGTTTGATTTGCTTGATAAGATAGATCAGATCACTCAGACTCTTGGCTATGCTGAGTACAACAGGCAACAATTCAGGGCTGAGATCATTAACTGGTGTGAAGAAGTCGATGCCAAGTTAAATGAGCCACCACCAGAACCTATAATCCCACAACCTTTATCAGAAGAAGTATTTGGAACAGAGCAGTAATGGGCAGACCTAAGTGGATACCAGACGAACTAACCTGCAAGAAAGCTAAAGACATGGCTTCTAGAGGGCTTACGATCTTACAGATAGCCGATTGCCTTGGTGTAAGTCACACGACCATCTACGAAAGACAGAACGAGTTTCCTGAGTTTGCTGAGGCTATAAAAAGGGGAAGAAGTCAAGGAATAAAAGAAGTTGCTAACGCTCTGTTTGATAAAGCTGTTGGGGGTGATACCACTTCAATGATCTTTTACCTCAAGAAAAGAGACAGAGAATCGTGGGGAGATGAGTACATTGACCCAGTAAAAGAAATCCCTCCTATCAATATTATCGTAGACAGCAATGCAATTAACCAAGCCACAAAGTGAGATATTTTGTTCTAACTCTCGCTTTCGCGTATGTGTGGCAGGTCGCAGATTTGGCAAGACCTTTCTTTCAACAGGTGAATTACTCAAAGCGGCCATTGGTGGAAAGAATAGAAACTGTTGGTATTTAGCCCCCACCTATCAGGCGGCCAAAGAAATTGCTTGGTCTATGCTAATCGACACAATCCCAAAAGAGTACATCGTCAAGACAAATGAAACAGCCCTTACATTAAAGCTAATTAACGGATCAATCATTAGCCTAAAGGGTGCAGAGAAAGCTCAGAATTTAAGAGGAAGGTCGCTTGACTTCTGTGTTCTAGATGAGTTTAGTGATATGCGGCCAGAGGCATGGTACGAGGTTATACGTCCGTCACTGTCTGATAGGCAGGGTTCAGCCCTATTCATTGGGACACCTAAAGGCAGAAACCACTTTTACGACTTGTGGGCATCTGGCTTAAACCAAGAGAATGATTGGCAGAGTTTCCAATATACAACCCTGCAGGGTGGTAATGTTCCTGAATCAGAGGTTGAAGCGGCTAGAATAGACCTAGATGAGCGTACTTTTAATCAAGAATACTGTGCAGAGTTTGTTACCTACAGCGGTTTGATATATTATGCGTTTAGTAGAGAACTATCTGTCGCTGATTGTAGCGATGAAGGTACTTTGCATATTGGTATGGATTTCAATTTAGATCCCATGTCAGCCGTAATCAGTGTACGTAGAGGCGAGATGCTGTATGCCGTTGACGAGATTGTCATGTATGGGTCTAATACTGACGAGATGGTTACGGAGATTAAAGACCGTTACCCTAACCGTTATATAATTGTTTATCCTGATCCCGCATCAAGACAGCGCAAAACAAGCGCAGGTGGTCGTACAGATTTGTCGATCTTACAGAACGCAGGGTTCGCGGTGAAAGCCAAGAAGTCCCATGCTCTGGTTAGAGATAGAATAAATGCAGTGAATAGCCGTTTACTAAGTAGCAATGGTGAACGTAAGTTGTTTGTTAGCCCTAAGTGTAAGCAGACTATTAAGAGTTTGGAAAGGCAGACATACAAAGAAGGTACAAGCATACCAAATAAGGATGGGTTTGATCATATGAATGATGCCCTCGGTTACTTGGTAGAATACCTGTTCCCTGTTCGCACAGAATACAACACACCACAACCTACTAGGTGGACTTGATGAGATTGAACGCAGATACAACACACCCTGACTATGATAAATACGAGAGCCGATGGGAGTTCTATGTTCGCTCTTATCTGGGTGGAGAAGATTACTTTAATGGCGCATATCTAACGCGCTATATATCAGAAACCAGTGATGACTACGACCGCAGACTTGATCTGACACCCCTAGATAACCACGTAAAGAACATCGTGCATATCTATTCTAGCTTCCTATGGCGAGTGCCACCTACTAGAGCATATAACAGTGCGGCTAACAATGTCGCCTTAGAACCGTTCCTAGATGACTGTGACCTTGAGGGTCGTAGCTTTAACGCGTTCATGCGTGAGTGCCAGATATGGGCAAGCGTCTATGGTCATGTTTGGGTAATGATGGACAAGCCTAAATCTAACGCAGGTACAAAGGCAGAAGAGTTAGCCCAAGACATAAGACCTTATGTGACTATGTTTACGCCTGAGAACGTCTTAGATTGGAACTACGTTAGAACCCCTAGCGGTAGGTTTGAACTTGATTACCTAAAGGTCAGAGAGTCTGTTATACGTGTAGATGAGACGACCACAGAGACTTACTATCGCGTCTGGTACAAAGACCGCGTAGAGTTATGGCATTCTGTTAACGACCTTGATAAGCAGATAGAGGTTGATAACAACGTACTGGGTCGTATCCCTGCTGTATTCCTACCTGCTAACCGTAGCGTTACTAGAGGTATAGGATTAAGCGACATAGCAGACGCAAGCTATATGCAACGCGCTATCTACCAAGAACTATCAGAAATTGAGCAATTAATACGAATATCCAACCACCCCACGCTAGTTAAATCATTTCAAACAGACGCTAGTGCAGGAGCAGGTGCAGTCATTAATCTACCTGATGACATGGATGCAAGCCTAAAGCCTTATCAACTACAGCCTAGTGGACAGAACCTAGACGCTGTACGCGCATCTATAACCGATAAGGTAGAGGCTATTAACCGCATGAGCCATATGGGTGCTGTACGTGGCACAGAAGCTATGACTATGAGTGGCGTGGCTATGCAGACAGAATTCCAAATGCTCAATGCGAAATTAGCAGAAAAGGCTGATCTACTAGAATTAGCTGAAGAGCAGTTGTGGTTGTTGTTCTGTGATTGGCAAGACGTTACCCCTGATGTAGAGATATTCTATCCAGATGCATTCGACCTACGTGATTACGATAAAGAACTAATGTTCCTTCAGCAGTTGCGTTCTACTGGCGTTAAGTCAGCTACCCTATCTATGGAGATAGACAAAAAGATCGCTGATCTAATCCTTGATGATGAGGCTTTAGCTAAGGTTCATGTAGAGATTGAAGAGACTGCTTCTGTACTTGGTGACTTCTCTGACAAGACTCAGATATACAGCTACCACATTGACGCAGGTTTGGTCACTCCTAACGAGGTTAGAGAGAAGATTGGTCTTGATGATGTGGAAGGTGGCGATGAACTAATGGCCGCTAAAGAGGAAAGCACTGGTAGCGACATAGGACAGTTCTAATGGCCGCAGATATTGATCAGTTGCGTGAACTGATTAAGCTTGCTGAAACACATCAGGCAAAGTTAGCAAGCGCATTAGTTAAGCTAGAGAATCGTATAGCTGACATCATGGCTACTGCACCGCTAAGAGATGGAGAGTTGTTTGACTTAGAGTGGGCTGTACAGGCTAGGGTTGTTTTGCGCGAGGCTATAGAGCAAGAATACCTAACGGTTGTTGATGGCTTAGTGCGACAGTATAACGATGTAGCGGCTAAGGCTATTGCCATGCTAGGGCAGTACGGTGACATTGCTAACCTAGATGCTAGTATTATTCAGCAGTTACAGAGCCTAACCTTTAAAGGCTTTGAGGATTTAGGACAACAGTACCTAGATGTTATTGCTAAAGAGGTCTACGAAAGCACCTTAACAGGAACACCATTTGCCGCAAGCGTAGCAACGATTAGAGCCACTGTAGGAAGTGATCTAGGGCGTTATGCTAGTCAGCAGTTACACGACTCCCTAATGCAGTTTGACGCGGCTGTTAACACTAGGATCGCCTTAGAGTCAGGTGCTAAAGAGTTTAAGTATCAAGGGCCAGATGATGAGGTCACTAGGGCATTTTGTGGAAAGCACGTAGGCAAGACATATACTAAAGAAGAAATTGAAGCGTACGTAGGCGCAACATCTGAAGCAGAGCAACAAGAAGCTATTGCAGCGTTTGTAGACCCACGTTACACCGATGCAGACGAGGCACGAGAGTTCTTAACTGCACTAGGGTATGACCCAACAGACGAAGAAGTTGCTAGGTTCACAGGTCAGGTAAACGAAGAACAACAAGAAGAAGCAATTGGCGAGTATGTAGACCCAAGACTAGTCGATGCAGAAGAAGTAGCGGCGGCATATGAAGCACTTGGACTGCAACAACCTACTGAAGCCGACATTCAAGAGCTTGTTGGTCAGTACATGGAGTCTGAACTAGCAGGACGTGCTGAAGAGTACCTACCCACTGCACGTTACAACTCTATTATGGACATTCTTAACAACTTCTCAGGAGTTGGTGGGCTGTCTGAGGCAGAACAAGCGGCTCTTGATCTCGTTAAAGCAGATATTATTGCGGCTATGGGCGATCTTGGCCTTGAAGTTGCAGCAATTGATGACGCAGTAAATGATCTTACAGATGCTGTTGGTGCGGTAGCTAGTGGAGAAGAAGACGCCACAGGGCTATACAGTTATATTGACCAAGCTATTGCTGATCTTAAAGCCGCAGGACTTACCAATGAAGAAGTTGAAGCTGCGATTACAGACATTGTTGGTAATCCTGCTACTACTGATGAAGAAGGTAATCCTGTAGATGCCACAGGTATTTACGCTACTTTAGAAGGTCTTGGAACTTCAATTGATGATCTTAATGATCTTAGCACTGAAGATGTTGAAAGCATTGTTTCTGATGCACTTGACGGCTTAAACGATATAAGCACTGAAGATGTTGAGAGTATTGTTGCTGATGCAATAGCCGGTTTAGAAAACATCAGCGAAGAAGATGTCGAAACAATTGTTAATAATATTGTTGATGACCTAAATAATTTAGGCACAGATGATGTTGAAAGTATTGTTGCTGATGCGATAGGTGATTTAGAAAACATCAGCGAAGAAGATGTCCAAGGTGTAGTAAACGATATTGTTGGTGGGCCTGCAACTGATGATGCAGACGCTACAGGTATTTATGCAATTATTGATGGGCTAAATAACCTTAGTGATGATGATGTATCTAATATTGTTGCAGATATTGTAGGTCAACCAGCAACTGAGGACAGTCCAGCAACGGGGCTATACGCTACGATTGGCGACCTTAACAATATTAGCGAAGAAGATGTTACCGCTATTGTTACCGAAGCGCTTGGTGGCCTAGAAAACATAAGTGCAGACGATGTTTCAACCATTGTTGACGGAATAATTGGTAGCCCTGCTACAGATGACGAAGATGCGTCAGGTATTTATGGGTATGTAGACAACACTACAGACGAAATATTAGACATCTTAGGCAACCCAGCGACTGATGATGAAGACGCTACAGGTGTATATGGGTATATCGACGATGCAGTAGATAGTCTAGGCACTGATCTTTCTACTCTTGCAGGTAATGTAGGTACACCTGCCGAATTTGATGAAGACGGTAACGTAGTAACCCCAGCAACGGGTATATATGCACAAGTCCAAGACCTTATGGATCAAGGACTTACCAACGCAGAAGCTATTGCGTCTCTTGCAGTAGAGTTTGGTGTTGCAGTAACCGACCTCACTAATTTAATTAACGCGCAAACCGACACTATTACTGAAGATGTTGGTGAAGTTGCTGAAGATGTAGAAGGTATTAGCGGGCTACTAGGTCAACCAGCTATTGCTGATAACCCGTTAACAGAAGAAGACGAATCGGCTGATCCAACTGGGTTGTTTGGAATTATCGCAGGGTATGAAACTGCGGGACAAGAACGCGACGAAGCTATTAATTCTGCACTTGATGACCTTGCTACACAGTTAGGTACAACTAAAACAGACATTCTTGACCAGTTAGACCTTGGTTTAAACCAGATAGAAACTCTTATTACCGATAGCGAGACTGCTATTGAAGAGAAAATAGACAAAGCTGTTGAAGACATCGGCGTTGATCTTGGTGAGATGGAAACCGAGATTCTTGACAAAATGGCTGAGTACGAGGCAGACGGTATTGACCGTGATGACGCGCTTGCACTTGCTATTTCAGATGTATCTACCCAACTGGGCGAAACTGAAACCGATATATTAGATGCACTAGCGTCCACCGAAACTGATATACTGACAGAACTCGGCACTACTGAAGCTGATATACTAGCTGCGTTAGCCGAAACAGAAACTACGTTAGCGTCAGATATTGATGCAGTAAGTAACCTTGTAGGTAAGCCTGCAACAGAAGTAACCCAGACTGATATTGACTTTGTAGTTGATGTAATTGCTGGGCAACAGGTTATAGAAGAAAACCAACAAGATTTACTTGCTCAGTATGATGTGACTGGTGACGGGCAGATTACCCTAGATGACCAGACACTCTTGGAACAACTGCTAGCTGGGGAACAAGTTTATGACCAGATTGCAGATACTTCGATCTATGCACCGACAGGTACATATGGCGCAATAAGTGACACACAAACTGATTTAACGAACCAAATGGATCAAAATCAGGACCAAACAATGGATGCTATTACCAAAATGGAACAGAACATTGTTACTAATATTGAAGACGAAGCACTACGCGCTGGAGGCCGTCAGTTCCTACAGCAAGCGTTGCAAGCCCCTGATGCTATGGGACAACAAGTTACTGTTAGACAAGCCGATCCGCTAAATTTACGCTACATTTACGACTTTAACAGCATATTTGCTAATCCTCAACAAGCAGGAATGTTCCCTAGTCCGTATGCAAAGGGTGGACAAGTAGACGATACAACTGATAAGTTGTTAAATATAATTGGAGGTTCATAATGGGGTGGTTTAGCGACCTAGTAAGCGATTTCGGTGCAGGCATATCAGAAGCAGGCAGTAATGCGGTAGATTATTTTACAAGTCCAGAGGGTGTTGTACGCCTTGGTTCTATGGGTCTTGGCTACTTAGGCAGTAAATCTGATGCAGGACAACCGCAAGTTCAACCAACAGGTTATCAGGGCGGTATTCCCGCTTTACGTGCACAACGCACACAAATCCCTCAAATGCTTGGCGAAGAAATGTCAGACGGTTCTATTCGCCCAATGGACTCTCCTGCACCTACAGGACTCGAAGCACTTACAGGGCCACAAGGTACAGGCCGTGAAGTCCGAATGATGTACGACCCCAACAGACGCCCCGGTAGCTCTGGTCGTAGGTACTTTACTGATACGCAGTATATAGCCGAAGACGAAGATATAGCAGCCGCAGATGAACGTATGGCAGCGCAGGCTGCTGAGTTATCAGAAGCTAACATACGTAACCCGGCCCGGCAGCGGCGTATGCAACCACAACCTAAACCGCAACAAATGGCGGCAGGGGGGCTGGCTGGACTAAAAAGGGGAAAGTATTTAAACGGCAACACTGATGGTATGGCAGATGAAGTACCCGCACGAATCGACGGACGGCAAGAAGCACGTCTCAGTGACGGTGAGTTTGTTATCCCTGCGGATGTTGTCAGTCACCTAGGTAACGGTAATTCCGATGCAGGTGCAAAAGTATTAGAACAAATGATGGGTCGTGTACGAAAAAAACGTACAGGGAACAAGAAACAGGGTAAAGAAATAGACCCTAAAACCGTATTACCAGTGTGAGGTGAGAGATGGCTGATTCTATTGTAGGACAAGAAACAGGTAGGGAATCCTCCCTATCTAATTGGGCAGGTCCCTATGTAACGTCGATGCTTGGCAAAGGTGCCGCGTTATCTAACGAAGATTATAATGCGTATACTGGCCCTCTTACTGCGGGGCAATCAAACCTACAGAACCAAGCATTTCAAGGTATTGCAGGATTAACAGTTCCAACAGACCAAATGGGTACGTATCAGCCCCAATCTTTTACTCAACAAGGTACTGCGCAACAGTACATGAATCCGTACATCAATGCGGCATTACAACCACAACTTGATGAATTACGGCGACAAACTGAAAAATCACGTGTTGAGCAGGCAGGGCGTCTCACCCGCGCTGGCGCTTACGGTGGTTCTAGGCAAGCACTAGCTGACGCAGAGTTAAGTCGTTCGATGTTGTCGAATATGGCAAATGTAACGGGACAAGGCTACAACCAAGCCTTCCAACAAGCACAACAACAGTTCAATACAGAACAACAGCAAGGACAACAGTCTCAGAACTTAGCAAACCAATTTGGCCTACAAGCATTAGCTAACCAAGTACAAGCAGGTCAATTACAGCGTAACATTGAGCAAGAAGGTATTACGGCTGACCGTCTTCAGTTTGAAGAAGAACGAGACTTCCCGTACAAACAAGTTCAATACCAACAGTCGTTGCTACAAGGACTGCCTATTGCAGCACAATCATATTCTTATGCACAACCCAGTGCCTTATCAGACTTTTTATCTGGTTCTGGCGGCGTGTACGATTTACTTAGCAAAGTATTTTTACCGAGTGAAACACCGCCTGCGGATACTAGCGGCACTGATGACGGAACAGGGGGTTAAACAATGGCGATTGATCAAGAGATTGCACAACGCGTAGATGCGTACCGAGGCAATCCTCAAGCACTACAACAACGATACGCAGCCAACCAAGAACTCCTTGACCTGTTAGCACTACAGCGTTTGAAGTCTGAAAAAGACGACGCTATGCGTAAAGTTCAGATGGAGATGGAACAAAACCCACAGACTATCAAGCAACAAAAAGAAAGCCAACTTCTTGAAATGACCAAGCAAGACCTTACCAATCAAACGGCGGGGATCATGCAGAATGCGCAAAAGAAACAGCAAAAGAACATGCAGCGCGTGGCTAAACAAGGTTCGGCTAACCCACAGCAAGTACAGAAAATGCAGGCTGGACTGGGTGCATTAGCGCAACGTCAACAGCAACAGGCACCTCAACAAGCTCCTATGCGTATGGCTCAAGGGGGTATTGTCGCGTTTGCTGAAGGTGGAATTACTCAAGCCGATATTGATGCGTATCGTCGTGGCGGCGGTCAAGCACGTCGTAATCGTGCGAAACTAACAGACGAACAAATTAGAGCTATCCTCGAACGTGCTCAAGGACCAGATAATACTGGTTATGAAATGGTGCAAACTCGTCGTGGGCTTCGTCGTAAACCTATGGCGCTTGCCCCAATAGATACTAGCTCAGAAATAGAAACGGCTGAACTAGAAGAAAAACCTATTGATGATACTTCAGTAATATCAAAACTAGATACGGAACCCACAACAGGTGGACCAGTAGTTACAGAAGAAGTAGTTGAAGAGCCGCCAGCAGAAGTTGAAGCTCCTCAAGGACTTGCAGCAATGTTGCAAGAAAATAAATTAACTGCACCAGAAATTGATATGACTGGCATAAACGCTAATCAAGCGGGTAAAAGTATACTAGAAGGCGCAGGACTTGGTGCACAAGACCCTAATGCCGCAAGAAAACTAGCACGTGATGATGCCGAAACGTTCCTTGGACGCGAAGATAAACGTGGAAAAATGAATGAGTATCTTGACGAACTCAAAGCTATGGACGTTAGTCAGCAAGACCCTAAAAAGCTACGAGACCAAGAGATTTCAGCTTTCTTACGAGGTACAGCAGGTGGTGGTTCGTTTGGACAAACTATGGCTGGTGGTTCTCAGGGCATGGCAGATGAACGCTCAGCACAAGAAAAATCATCCCGCGACCGATTATTGAGTCGTTTAAACATCGAGAAGAGTGCAATGGACATGGACTTAGATATTGCTAAGTCAGCGCAGTCCTCTGGTGATAATACTTATGCGCAAGTTATGGCTAATCGTAGGCAAGCCTCTCAAGTTTTAGCGTCTACAAGTAATGCAGACCTTCAATTTTCTATGGAACAGGCAAAATTAGACTACAACGCCAATAAAGATAATGTAAGAAACAAATTAGACGCGGCTCAAATATCGGTACTTAGCAGTATGTTGCTTACCTTGTCTGGTGGCCTCATTGGCTTGCTGGCAGGCAACGGACTTAAAGACCGACCTAAAGACCCACCACCAGCACCATGAGCAACCGCGTCTACCCGTACTACCCATCATGGGACGGCAAAACCACACAACCAGTAACTAGCAAACTTGTAGAACTATGCAAAGCACGTTGGGGTATGACATCACTAGGCACTTACGCCAATCGCCCGATGCGAAACAACGCAGGGCTAAGCGTTCACGCCACCGGGTATGCAGCTGATCTAAAATACAAAGACGAAGCCCAGGCACGTATTATTTGGGACTGGTTTTTAGCCAACAGCAAAGCACTCGGACTGTGTGAGATGCACTGGTACGCCTACGGTGACTACGGTGCCGGATATCGATGCTCACGCGGTGAAGGCAAAGCAGGGGTAAAGATTTATACTGCAACTGACAATGCAGGCTCATACGAAGGCAACCCGAACTGGTTACATATCGAGTTAGCCAATCAGACCCCTGAGCATTTTGAGCAGGTTTTCAGGGCTCTTAAATAGGACGCTGTCGCCCTTTCGAGCAGGGCTGGCAGATTAGGTGGTGGGTG